GCAGGAAGCGTATCTTCATGCTCGCGGTAAATTTGGGCTGATACGAGGATATGACCCTTCTCAGCATTAAATTGAATGACATCTGTAACAATCCTTCCGACTGGATAAGCGACCTGAAAACGACGGATACGCGAATTGATATCCTCGTAATTAGACAAATCAAACATATAGTTCATCCTGTTCTGTTGCTAGTTCGAGCGCTATTGCCAGATAGGCAATTGCATCTACGTATGAATCAACATGGCTTGGTGTTTCTTGGATTCGGCTAAGTTTGACTTCGACCATTGCAAGACAAGCCTGTGCGTCTGTGATTGGGAAATCGAATAGATTGGATAACCTTGCAGATATCCGACCTTGATTGATTTTTGGATGACCGTAGATTGCACCACGATTCTGCATAATGTCGATTGCATCAATTAGCGCCTTTGTTGCTTTCAATTATTCCCTCCAAAATTCTTGACGTGAAACCGCACGCCCTCGTAAGTAGCCGTCACGGTGGCCTTGTTCGCGTCCAATTGTGACGCCCATGTAATAACCGATGGCTGTAAAAATCACACCAAATACAAAACAAAGAAATGGTGACATTAGTTGCTCCAGCACATTGATTGATAGTCAGTGATTAAGCACCATTGGCCTAAGGCATCATCAAAAATGACTTCATAACTGTTGCCAAAATCTTGGAGGATTGTGCGTGCTGCCATGAGGGTTGCATAGTTATCAAACCAGTAGATGTAATCGAGTTCGTAATTGACTGGACCTTCAAAGCGTCCGTCCTGTGCTTCCCAGTTGTTACCCTTGAACTGCATCGAGGTTTCGTTAAGGTTTTCGAAGTCCTCTGCCATGTCCATATAAACTGCTTTCATTGCGCCCATCTTTTGCCCCTTTTCCCAATTCGTTCGATTGGTTATGGCATTAGTGTTGCACAGGATTATCTAGAGTCAAGCCTATTTTGATAACGAAATGGTAACAATTCTGCATCGTCCATTTGAACGTCAATATCCCTTCGTACAGGGAAAATGTCGCTAGCGAGGCCGCCCATAACGCTTACCATGCACTAGAAACGTGCCATCCTTTTCCACATAAATCAGGTCAACCTGGACATTTTTTCCTACTTCTGTGACGATGGCAAAGGCTTGCTGCCAATTCGGCATAGAAACGTATTTGGCGGCTTTTACATTCATTGCATGTCCCACTTCAACTCCATGCAGTACGCGCCTCACAGAGCCATTGTAGGCCTCAGAAACGGCACTCCTACCAGCACGATGAGTATGACCCATAATGGTTGATACGCCTGCCTTCTTGGCCTGGTTCAATGCGCTCATGCCAGGGTTAGGATTAAGGCCACCAAGGTCACCATGCACGGCAATCCAGCCGCGAGCAATAGGAAAGGCTTCTTTGTGGAATTGAATACCTAGTTCATCGAGTTTCATAAACTTCTCAAACTTCAGTTCTGGCAAGGATAGAAAGGCAGGAATCTTTTTCATGATGACGTTGTACAAACGGTCCGTATGATTGGACCTAATGCAATGTGCTTCCTTGGCGTACTGAGTCAATCGCCATAACACGTCAACTGTGTGGTCACGGTCAGAGGCTAGTGTCTGTTCATACCAGCCTGGAGTGTTTTCAGTCCAACGACTTATTTGAGGGAGGTCAATCTCATCTCCGATAGTAACGACAGAATCGTGCTTAAACGCTTTTGCAAATAATTCAAAGTTTCGTACAACATGTGCATCCTCGTAGGGGCACTGAAGGTCGGGCCAAACCAATGTGCGTTTCATTCATCCTCATCGTCGTACCAGTCAGGTTCAGGAATGTTTGGATTGATTGGAGTAGGCAATATCCAGTCAGGATAAGCGCTCTTTTCTGTAACGATGCCAAGTGCCAAATCAACTGTGAAGCCTGCACGTCGTAATGCACGATACATTTCATGCACACCAATAGCCCACGCGTCTAGTTTTGAATAACCTTCGTCGGTTAACTTCTTAGTTGCTTTCCTTGCCATGAGATAATTGTTACCTCTCTAGGATACGAATAATCGTTTCAACACGCGCTTCTAGTGCAGTAATTTGGTCGCGCATGCTACTTCCTGAATTTGGCTTTAACTCGTTTAGGTAATGCTTTACTAACCATTTGACAGCACCAAAAAATGAACCAATAACGGTCAGCGCAACAGCGACAACAGCCGCCCAATCCTGGGCTGACATTACTTTTTAGGTGTGGCATATCCAAATACGCCTGCTAGCACGGCCCATAGAATTGCACGGTAATCAACGTCAAAATTGCTTGCAGCCCAAGCAGAAAGGAACGCACCAGCAGTTAGTACGAGAGGGTTCTTCATGTTCATTGTGTTGCTCCTAGCATCGGGATATCGAACCAGCGACCATTCTGGTCACCTTCTTTAGTAAAACTAATATGGATATGAGCGTGATGAGAATTGATTCCCTTATATTTGACCCAACGGAAAAATGTTCTGCGTGATGCAATTTTTCCTGAGTAAATGATGTAGGAAATTCTGCGGTCCTTCTTGGCGCATAGGCGTATTTGGTCGGCAAGATAAGCACCTGTGCTGGGGCGTGAGTCGAGGTCCTTATCCACATCAATAGCCCTGACGATTCCGTTAGCCTTATCGGGATTGTGGTCACTCTTACGATTGGAGTGTGCGGCATCGCCTATCCAGCCATCAGACTTTCTATCGCGGTCAGGAAATGAATCATCAATCTGCTCACGAAGTTGTTGCCCTGCTTTACAAAGGATTGGCTTCATTACGAGCAATCATTTCATCATAGGTTGATTTAAGCATTGAGGTATATTCCCCATTGCCTCGGTCAATAATCGCGTGTTCAACTTCTGAACCATCTGCTGCTAAAAACTTTACAAAAGTAACATTATTCATTTTACAACTCCGCGCTAAAGCCGACATAGGCTGATGTGCTGTTATTTGCCAATAAAGAGTATGGACGATATTGAGTCAATCCTGATGCAACACCAATGGTTAATCTCAATCTTTGTAAATTGACTTCACCTAATGCCGCGCTGGTAACTGCAACATTTGTTCCAGAACCATCATACAAAATTAGAGTTGAGTATTCTAAACTCGTTGCAGCAATTCTCATAGTTACTGGCATTGATACTTCAATTCTTGCCGAAGTTGTGCTTATTGCAAAGCCAAGCCCAAAGTCTGAAAATGACTCTACTGCTGATTGTCGATAGTAATACCTTTGGCAAGCAGCCAATTCACCTTGAATACTTCCACCTGCACGGCTAAAGGTTGTGGCGTAAGAACCGAGTTCAATTTGAACGCCAGTAACCTCAAAATAATCATTTGTGCCAGCAGTGCCAGTCATGTCAATCGAAAAGAATAAAGACAATTCGGTTATTGTTGCGCCTACTGTGGCTGTGTAAGTAAATCGTTGCCATGTAGTTGTGAGTGTTGCGTTATTGCTTGAAATAGATGTACCGCCAGTATAAGCACCAGTTACAATGTTTTGGTCTGTTCCCGTGCCACCATATAGCGTAACTCCTAAAATGCTAGAAGTTGGAGAATAGTTAGAGCCTTTGCGAGCATAAAAAGAATAAGTTACTGCTTTTCCTGCAAAAGGAATAGACTCAATACTTTCAAATTGATTAGCAAGGTACATAGTTCCTGTACCAGTTTGCCCTGAGTTGCGCTGATAACGCATGCAGTATTGAATGTTAGGCAAATTGGTTGTGTCGCCTGTTGCTTGTCTGCTAATTGTGCAAGCCTGATTTGCATTAGTTTTAATCTGCCATCTATCGGCTGTATATGGTGTTGTCGATGCAGCCGCTGAAATAGATGTACCGCGTTGCCATATATCCATGCCACCATTGATTACGCGGTTCTTGCCTGCCTGGCTAGACAATGTGCTTGTCTGAAGCAAGTTAATCGTGCCAGTAATATCATTGACATCCGATGCTGAATAGACATCTCCATTCGCATACGTCGTTTTCATTGGCCAGCCTGTTGCCATTAGCACACCTCTTTCATAGGGTCAATTCTAGTACATAACATCGAGTAAAGCCTCCTGCGTGGTCAAAACTGTTACCCATGTGTTTGGGGTGATGTCGTGGGCTACTCCCTGACATTGCAGAGTCTTGACAATGGTTGAACCGCCTTGGCCATCATTGGTGATTTGCATGGTGTCAAAATAGTCTAAGTCAAGTGCTGCTGTAATACCAGGGCCGTAACCAAGAGTCACTAAGTCAAGGGTAATTGAATCAATGCGGATTGTTGTTTCTTTGCGTGTAGTCACATAAGCGGTTGCCAGGGCCAAAGCATTAGCGTCAGTTTGCATAAGCATATCTGGAGCGGTAATAGCGTGTGTAAAGTATTGTGCAACAGATGTGGCATCTGAATAGGTTTGCGCTGTGCCGCCTACGCGTGTAACGGTTGCTGAGTTCACAATAGTCTTATCGTCAAAGGCAAATTGAATACCAGCATAGTTAATATCTGTTGAACCAGTGGCGTTAGAAAAGGCAACTGGAGTTGCTGATTGAGCATCTACGACATATTGACGATTCTTAAATACTGCGTTGCCTGCTTTGTCAATATAAAAAGCCCCTTGTTCCGTGAACTCAACTGTTTGAACTGCCTGAAGAACTGAACGAGTTCCGCCTGGGTCAACCTGACACGTTGTATTGCCTGTCTGAATAGAACGCTGAGAGTTAGGCCATGTAACCATGTCAAGAATCTTGCCAATGCGTGTGCCTGTATCTTGTCCAGCAGTAGCACCTGTGACTGTTGTTACGTTTGAATTAAAGAATAAACGAAAAGCGTCATAACAGATAAAGTCGACAAATCCTGTTTCCTGTGATGTCGGATATGTGTATTTGTATTCTGTAATGTAACCAGAAAATATAGAATACAAAGTTCCAGAATAGTTGGCTTGAATCTGAATCTTGCGCAATGGTTGAACATCGGGATAAAAAATTGAGGATGTGTTCTGGGGATTCCAGTTGCCCGTTGGGTCATTCACGCGCACAACTGCGGTTGCAGAGATGTATTTGTCCTGCAAAAGATTGCGCTCTCTGCGTGTATTAATCTTAAGGACAGAGGCAGATACATCAACAATATCTGGAACGACTGTGCCAAGTTCAGCAAAGCCCAATTGACCAGTACCCAACACCATCACAGTACCAAATGATGCACCTTGGGTAAGGTTAATTTTAACAATAGGAGTTGCTGGTAATGCCATTAGTACACCGTTGAATAGTTGATTGGTGTGCCAGCAGCCTGGTTGTTATAAATACCTTCAGTAATAGAAGCAACTAAGTCACGCTCTGTAATAGTTGAACCAGCATTATTAACAACAACGCTAATGTTTTGAACTCCACCTTGACGTCCTAAAGCGCCTAAATGAGTATCTCCAAATCCCATAAAATCGCTCAGTGAACTGGCAGGTAATCCAGCAGCAGCGCTACTTGCTGATTCTCCAAGACGGAAAGAACCAGCATTAAATCCGCCCATGCCGACCATTGAACTAGCCACAGGTGGTACAAAATTTGCTAGGGCCGCTAACTGTGCTGCGATTGATTGAAGAGTCATGAGCCATTCCATAAATGGATTTGGAACATCACCTAACTTAATCATGTCACCGCGAAGTTGCCCAAGAAGTTCAGCGTCCTTAGATATGGCAATTGCTAATTTAGCAGCACCTTCAACGTTGCCATCACTAATTGCTTGTTCAAGGTCAAGGATTTCTTGCTTTAATCTAATGCGAACCTTATCTTCATCGGTCTGCTTGCTCAGAGCAGCAGCCGCCAATTGGATACGGTCTATGTCAAAG